CTCATAATCGAATCATCTTCCATTTCGTATGCATATGCAGCGACTGATAATTTAATTCTATTTCTTATTTCTTGATTAATCATAATATATCTGCATCCCAAACTAACTGAGCAAGTTTATCTTGCATCTTATATGCTTCCTTTTCCCAAGGCAAATCATAGTAGTTAGTTCCTTCTGGAATCACTTTCTTTTTCCATTTTACACCATAACAATCCATCTCATTTCTGGCATACTGTTTTACATGAACCATTTCATGGCAAACTGTAGTGACAAAATCTTTAAGGGAAAGGTTGTTTGCAACATCAATTGTGAACTCACGATTTGTATCTTCTTGCATACACCAACCAACTGCATCACCAGTTAGTTTCTTGATGTTCACAGTAATCTCTAGCGTCCTCATACGAGGCATAAGAGTATCAATCATTTGTAGAACAACAGTTTCAGCAATCTCTCTTTGAAACTTTTTACCACCGTTGACTTCAATATAATTCATAAGAATCACTCCTCACTTTCTATATAGATCATACCATTGTTTTCATAACAAGTCAAGTCTTTTTAATTAAATGCAATCAAACTTAACAACAAGGTATTCAAGGCAAATCCAATCGCATTAGATACAATGTACAAAGTATCTTTGGCGTATATCGCCCTTACTAGGAACAAGAACAATCCTAACCATACTAATAGTATGAAGTTCAATGGTGGCAAGTTAGTTGACCATCCCATTAGAACAGAGATTGATGTTGGAGCAGTCGCTCCGTGGATGAGAATCATTCCTAACCATCCACATATTTCTGGTATATTCAAATTTTTAATCATAATAATAAGTCCTTTCTTTATCTTATACTGCTATTATACTTGTTTTAATAACAAATGTCAAGAGAAAAATGAAAAAAAAAGTCCTTGAAAATCAAGGACTTAGAAAAAAAGTTGGAGCGGGTAGACGGAATCGAACCATCGTCATTAGATTGGAAATCTAAGGTAATACCATTATACGATACCCGCTTAGGTTATGGTGTGGGGGGCAGTCAGTGAGTTGAGAGAGAGAGAGGTCGCCTCCCCACACCATGTCTTTATAATACTTCTTTCTTATTGATAAGTCAAGAGTTTTTTGCAAGTTTATGTGCAGAAGAAGTAGTTTCTATAACCCTACGAGTCCATCCTTTACCGAATGTTTCAAAGGTTGATAGTTTTTCATAATAACCCTGTCTTGCAGATTGGTATGCATCAATTGTAGCACCAAGTCCTTCCACTTGAACATATGCATTTACTGTTCTAAGTGTAGCAGGCCCGATTGCACCGTCTGCTGTTGCACCGACAAGATTCTGTAGATACTTAGCAGCACGGCCAGTTCCAGCATTAACACCAAAATCAAATACACATAAATCAAGTCCAGCAGGTAGTTCATCACCCTTCACCCTATCCCAATATGATTTCTTATAGATGGGAGCAACATCTTCAACTGTTAAGTCTTTCATGTCTTTTGTGCCACCATGTTCTTCCCATACCCTTTTGGTTACACCAAGATTGGTTTCACCGCCTGGATCTTTGGGGTGGTTCACATAACCGCCCTCGTGATGCAGAATCATCTCCAAACAATGGTCATAATTCTCTTTCATATTAACTCCTAACGTAATTATCGTTCCAACCGAACGCTTCCTTGACTACCTCTTTTGATAGTCCTTTATACACTTGATGCAGTTTCTTATCTTTAGCATCAATAAGAAGTTGTGCCTCAGCGATATGCAGTCCTTCTAACATTTGAATAAACATATTCTCACGTTTGAACTGTGGTAAAGTATTATCGCCACCTTTTAGGAAACGATAAAGTTTTCTTGCTTCTTTGCGAAGCATTGTATGTTCTGTACCCTCTTCTGATTCATTCGCTTTAAATGGAACTTCCCCTTCTGGAATCAACCATTCAAGATTAGGATCAAATGATGACTTCAAAATCATACGAAGCGGTTCACAATCGTATTGCTTGAGAAGTTCAATCTTCTTTTCCTTAGTCTTTGCGTTATGTACTTTCTTTAGAACCTCAGAAAGTAGAGGTGTGTATGTGTCTGGCATATTAAAAGTCTCCAATGTCATTCATAAGATTTTTCAATCTCTTTTGTATAAAATAATTTAGTAGTTTTGATCTTTCACCTTTTGGTGGTTGTTCAAATTGTTCTAGAATTTCCACCTTCAAGTCACTTGGAATACAATCCAAATCAATCAATGTTTTGTTACGCTGATAATTTCTCATCATTTCCTCTGTGCAAAAATCTTCTGGTTCAAGGTCTACCCAAGTTGACAGTTTCTTTTTGGTTAGAGGTTTTTGCCGCAACTCATCTACAAACGTATTGTCTGATGATAAGAAGTTTGGAACTCCATCACTTCTATCACCCTTCAATATATGTTCTTTAATATATAGGTGAGGGTCAATGCCATTCACGAATTTCTTGAGAACTGGCGAATATTGTTTTACAAAGTTGTGTTTTTGCAACTGTATAAAATCCTTGTCACCAGACAAGATAAGAACATTTTCAAATGCAGAGGGTGTTGTTGAAACATATTCAACGATAGCAGCAATACAATCGTCTGCTTCAGCGCCTTCTACTTCTAATACTTTATAGGGAAATATTTCTTTAATCTCATCACGAATATTGTTTAGAGTTTCAAAGATTAGATTCCAATCAAGGCCAGAGTTTTCTCTATCCTTCTTACGATTAGATTTGTAATTGGGGAAGTATTCCCTTCTCCAATATTTTTTGCTGTCATAACAAAGAACCAACTCACCATATTGTTCTCCGAATCTAGAACGATACATTCTAATTGAATTGAGAACCATATGGCGAACTAAATCTTCATCAACATCATTCTGTCTTTTAGAACCAATTTGCATCATCAGATTGCTGATGGTAACTTGGTTCATATCCACTAAAATCATTTTATCACCTTATTTTTCATAGTATTATATATTAACCTAAAACAGAACGATTGTCAATAGATTTATCCTTTGCGTTGTGCCTTTATGCAAATCACTTGATTGTTTGGTTTTGGAAAACCATTTATTCTTCCTATGTTCCTAACAACCTTTTCTCTTTTCTGCATACATTCATTCATACTATGGTATTTTCCATACACTTCTGATTCCACTATTGGCGTTGAACCAGAACCCCATACCAATTGTACAACAACTAATACCCACATAATATATTCACCTTTATAGCGTTATTCTTCATCCTCACCCATACCAACAAATTCAGCGAGGGCATCAATATCAAATGTGGTGTACAAACCATCCTCATCATCTACGTCAGTAGTCACAAACATCGCTACAAGTTCTTGCATAGGATGTTTCAATCCCAAACCTCTATAGATAAGAGACTTTACTAGTTCGATTGTAAAACCAACATCACGAATAAAATCTTTATCAGATGTATCAATGCCATTCTCACCAAGATTGTGAATCAAATTCACAACCAATCCTTCAGTCAAATGATCAGCAAACTTTAAGTCATCATGCATTGCAAGTGCAACATTATCAATCTTAATGTCTGGTTCTGGTTTTCCTTTTAAGGGAAACTGCACAACATTGTTTTTTGGAATATTATCGTTCATCTGCCATTTCCCTTGTCCACTCACATCCAAGGTCTGGATAGTAAGTTCCTATGTTTCTTTTTGGTGTGCCGTCTGGATTGTATGCCATCACTAAACAGACATTCTTTACCTTATGTTGCTGGTGTTCACCATAGAACATATCACAGTAAACACCATCCCTTAGATATCGTTGTAGGTTACGAATATACCCTTCATGTGAAGCAGCACGAGCGATTGCACCTTTTACATTTCTACGAACATCACTCTTTGCAATAGACATCAATTCCTTCTGTGTCTTAATCCATCTCTGAATATTCTTCATCGACATAGGATCATCATCTGGTTTCGCAACAACAGATGGATGGATGCTTGTATATTTTGGTGGGTTTTCTTTTGCACGTTTTTCTCGTGCCTTTGCAAGACGTTCTGACGCAGCAGCCTTTTGCTCTTCCGTCATTGGTTTACGTCTTTTACGAGTTTTAGGCAGGGTTGAGTCAGTCTCCACTTTAGCACGGCGTGCCATAATTCACCTCTTAATAACCAAGTTCTTCAAATCGTTTTTGCATTTTGCGTTTGTATCTACGAGTTGCAGCGGCCTTTGCCTTTCTGCGTTTTGTTCCTCTACTTTCGTAAGAGGAGCGTTCTCGTATTTCTTGAAACAAACCGTCTTTGATTAGTTTCTTCTTTAAAACACGCAATGCCCCATTGACATCACCGTTACGAACTGTAACTGTCATACCACTAGGTTTTCTTTCTTCATTTCTTCTCTTATACATTATATCCTCATAGTTAGTTGGCCTGCCCTGAGAGACTCGAACTCCCGACCCACAGCTTAGAAGGCTGTTGCTCTAATCCAGCTGAGCTAAGGGCAGATTCACTCAACTATTACTTTTGAAATCTGAGTTTATACTGTCTACCATTATGATAAAAAGTTACCACACTGTGAGAGTATACCTCTACGACTTCCTCATTATAACGAGTTTGAATATTACACACTCGTTGCATTCCACCAGTGGCATTAGAATTATTGTGTCCAATAATACCACCAAGTA